TGGTAAGAAATGATAAAGATTATATGTCTGAATCACAGAAAATAGCACAACAGACTTTAGTAGCAACTATGTCGGGAAATAAAGAATTAGCAGCTAAATTAAAAGTTAAAAAAGGGAGAATAACAGCGTCATCTCAGGGTGATTTGACTAAAGCTGTTGTACAAAAATTAGATGAAGTAAATAATAAATTAGCAAGTCAAGGAAAAGTTTCAGAGGCTCTTGCGGGTGCTCTGAAAAAAGATAATCCAGTAACTGCTATAGAGGCTTCTATAGTAGAGGCTACGAAGAATAAAGATGCTTTAATTAAGAGTGGTAAAGATGAAAATTCAGCTGTAGTTAATACGGCTAAAGAAACTATAGCTGCATTAACTGCTCAGAAGAGTGAGCTGGAAAAGACTTTCGGTCTTCAAAAAAAGATAGCTGAGGTTACTGCAAGAGCAGAAGTTGGACAAATGACTCCTGCAGACTTTGGCAGTATCCTCTCAGCTATAAAAACTGAAGACCCAGAATTACAACAGTATGTGAGAGATATAGTTACTGAATTAACCGAATTAAATGGTAGTACAAGTAGTGATGGTGATAGAAAAAAGAAAGCCGATAATATTCTTATAAAAAACAGTTTGGTAGCAAAAAAGAAAAATCAGAGTCAATATGAAATTAGTGTGAAAGAGGAAGAACTTCTTAAAAGTCAAAAAGGAATTCAAGAAGACATGTTGACAAATTTAAAGGAATTAAGTGCTACAAATGCAAAAGTAGAAAAATGGGAGATGGCTAGAATAAAGTCTGATCCAAAAGCAATGGCTGAAATTGCTGATGATATAAATGCTCAGTTAAAATTATTGCCTGATGATTTAAGTAAGAAAGAAAGAGATGCTAAAAAAGAGGCCCTGGCTATGGATTACGGCTTTGAATCATTTGCAGAATTTGAGGAGAAAGTTAAGGGCATGACTGGAAGAATTGCTGAATATAAGAGAGAGGTAGAAATTACAGAAGCTGGTTCTGACCCAACACAAACAAAGGAATTTGCTGGATTAACGAGTCCTAGAATAGTTACTTCTCCTGGTATCGTCAGCCTGCATCCAGATGAGATGATAATGCCTAGAAATTATGGTGATTTTAAATCTGAGCCCGTTCCTATAATACCTCCTGAAAAGGTTATCAATATTCCTGGTGGTGCAGGAGGTGCCGCCCAAGGAAAAACTCCCATAGCAATAACTATAAATGCGAATGAAAGAGATTTACCTGAGAGAATAGCAAATGTGTGTAGAAGAGTAATTAATGATTATCAAATGCCCTAAAGGATAAGCGATGTCTTTACGTTCAAATAATTTAGAAAGTTTTCTAAATACTACAGCATCAAGTCAGTATTATGTTCCTGATTTGGATAGTTATCAATACAATCGTGGAATACCTAAAGGCTATGATAAAATACCCTTTCACATACAGACTGTGGATAAAGATGGAAATGCTAAGATTTTTACTAGTCAAGGACTAACATTTGTTGGATTAAACTTATTAATAAATCCGGCGACTATGAATGCTAATTTGTCAAAAATAATAAATAGAACTCCGACTATGACAGGATGGGTAGAGGATCATTGGGGGGAAGAGCTTGATACAGTGACCTTCGCTGGGAGCACCGCGGCTTTTATATGGGGAGGTCCTCGTCCTGATTTTGCTATGGGACCTTTGTCGGATTCTCCACAGGAAATAAGAGACACTTTCAATAATTATGTGAAGATTCCTAATCTTGCTCCTGCTGATCCTGTAGGACCTGGAGATCACAGCGGTTTAACGGTAAAGAGAAGACGTGATGTATTATCCTATGATGAGTTTAGAAGAATTATGAATCTTATGAATGCTCAAGCATGTACTTTTGATATTAGAGGATTTGTAAAGGAGCGCTTTTATATAGAGATGTCTTATGATTATGCGGCATATCGAGGGTATTTTGAGAGTATAGATGTGACTGAAGATAGTGCTAGTCCTTTCAAATTTAATTATATAATGACTTTTAAAGCTGAAAAAACTCTGTACAATTTTCTGAGGTAGTTATGGCTGACAATTCTCATTTAGGCTGGAATATCCGGTCTGATGAAAGAAATCAAGATCGTGAGAAAATAAGAAGACAGGTGGATGCCTTTCTTGACGGTGTCGTATCTAATACTTCTGATTTTGCTCCATTGAGAATTGATTCAGCTGTTACGAATCTTCAGGAGTTAGGTGCTGTAAATGCTGCTCAATTAACTCAACCTAATCCATTTGTTACAGGAGCTTATTCAGCTGTTCTTCCTATGGAATTTGCTATAGCTGACAAGAATGGAAATAGATTACAATTTCAGTTGTTGATTAACCCAACATCAATGAACCATGGTAAGACTTCAACTGTAAACAGCTCCTATACGAGAGAAGGTTATGTTACTCAGGTATGGGGTGTTAATCAGGGTCTTATTACATCTAATGGGACGACCGCAGCATTTATGATTGAAGGAGGTGGCTTAACAAACACTGCTCGACGAAGATCACTTGCTTATGGAAATTTCTTATCTTTTCTTTTTACCTATAGAAATAATGGTTATCAATTCTATGACCCTACAGCTTTGAAACAACAACTTACTCGTGTCATTGGTTTGATACATGGTGTGGAAATGATATATGATAATCAGACTTTTATGGGCCATTTTAATAATTTTACAATAGATGAAAATGCTGAAAGACCTTTTCTATTTGATTATAATTTTGAATTTGTTGTAAGTTCTTTAAGTGGTGTTTATAATGAGGTGAGGGGCCATTTTAAACGTGTACCGGTAAAAAAGAAAGAGGAGACATCTATCAAGACATTAAATGATCTGAAGAAAGATTTTTCTTATGATTAAACTATGTGAAGAGGAAAATTAATGGCTAATACAAGCAGTGGTTTATTTACACTGGAAGAATTTTATAATCGAGGAGTTATTAAATTAGCTCCCGATGCCTTGGTTTATGTAGGCGGTAGTTTAAAAATGCGAGTCATTGCTCCTGTCTGTAATAATGATGACACTCTTTCTTTTAATGATGGTATAACAGCCATTACTGTTCAAAATAATGTTGACCCTCCCGGAAGTTCATCAGCTACTATTGAAGTAAATACACCCATATATGGAGAGAAATCAAAATATTGGGTTCTATATGAAGGTATGGATAAAACGGTACCGGTGAGAGCCCCTTTGTTTGTTCCTATGACAGAAGTAAAAATTTATTTTAAAGGGAGATTTTTAGTTGAAGGAAAACCTCGGTATTATCCAGCTTTTTGGGGTCTTATAACTACTGTTGAAGAAAATTATTCAGGAGGGCTCTATAAGATAACTCTAAATTGTGTCGATATGCTTCATTGGTGGGCTTATAGTACTATTAATGTCCATCCGGTTCCTGCAAGTAACATTATGGCTGGAGGTGGCCAGAAACTTACGGTGTGGAGTACAATTTTTGATACTCAGAACCCTTATCAAATAATTTATGCTATGGCTAAAGGTATGGGCATGCATGAATTTGTGACCGTGGCTTGGCCAGCTCAGAAAACCCCTTTACAAACTATATACCCTACCGATTTGTTTCGAAAGGTTACTGCGGGAATAATGTCTTATTGGCAACAGCGTCTTCCTAATATGGCAAGTCTTCTACGCATGTATGGTTTAGGAGGTACTCGTGTAGATAAAAACGGCTTTCAGGTTATTCTACCTGAATTTACTAAGACTACTAATAAAAAAGATTCTGAATCCCAGGAAGCTGCTGTAGCTAAAGATGATGAGCAATTTAAACTTGATATAGATTATATCAGAAAGTTTCAGACATTTGCAGATTATCAAAATATGGGTAAATTTGATAATGCTGAATTTATGACCAAACTTGAAATAGCAACAACCATAAAAAGTCGTATCGATTTTGAGTTTTATCAAGATGTGGATGGGGCTTTTGTTTTTAAGCCACCTTTTTTTAATCTAAATGTAAAAGGAATTTTACCTTATACTCTATTGAATAACGAAATACAGAGCTATTCTGTAAGTACACAGACAGAAGGTATCATAACAGTCTTAACAGTTAAAACCCCAATGCATCCTAGATTAAAAATAACACCTTTTGATTTAGGTATGGGTTTTCATATGGATTTGGATTTGGCAAAACAATACGGTATAAGACATCGAGAAATTATGATGGAATATGTTACTAATGCTGATATGGCCAGATCATTAGCTTTGGGTCAGATGTCTAGTATAAATTATAAGACATTGGGAGGTTCTGTTACAATACCAGGTAGGCCTGAAATGAGACTAGGTTTCCCAGTATATATGGAACATCGAGATACTTTTCATTCTGTGAAATCTATAAATCATAGTTTTGATTACGGGGGGACATTCACAACAACGCTTTCTTTAGAAGGTGAGAGAAGAAAATTATTTGGTCCTCCTAAAGGTCAAGATTTCTCTAATAGTTCATTTGATACATGGGTACCTTTAAAGGATAAAGTTTTTAGGCTTAATAAAAAGAAAAAGGATGAAGAAGAGAAAAAAGGAAAAGCTAAAAAGAATCAGCCCCCACAGATTTTTTCACGGGATGTGGTAGATAAGAAGTCCCAAGAATTGTTAGCGGGACAACAAAGAATGATCTCTATGGAACAGGGTCGTTATGATGTAAGTGATAGAACTCTTGCTTATAAGGATCCAAAAAATCATGCTCTAGAAGTTACAGCTACAACAACTACTGTACCTTATACTGATGAAGATGGTTATCAATTAGTAGGATCCTTTCCTTATGGACGTAATGTTAATCCCATAGCTGTTTTGTCAAATCAGACAAATATACCGGTGTTAAAAGAGGTATGGCTAACGACTATGGCTCGACCTATTTATACGAGTGAGTCAGATGCTATGGAGGTTCTCTTTTTTGAGGATAAAGAGGGAAGTGTTCCGGGTTACCTTAATACAGGACAGAACCCTATGCCTGAGAAATTAGGAATAGAAGTTCAGGATATTGATATAGACGACAAACAATTACTAGAGACCACTCAGACAGGCAGTCAGAATAAAAATAGTAATGTAAAAAATGCTAAAGAAACACTTGTAATCACTCCGGATATATCAGAAGAGATAACATATATGAAGATAGCGGATAATGTAATGCCTCCGGCATTGCAACTTACCACAAAAAATTTAAGTGGAAAAAAATTAGAGGAGAGAACATAAATGGCGCCTGATTGGGGACCTAATATTAATTCGGGAGCATTGCCGCATTATGTTCATAGTCATCATGCTGGTTTTAATAAATACAATCAATACTTCTACATTAGAGTAGGGTTAATAGTCGATGTAGATTATGACAAGTATCAGATGACTGTTCAATGGGCATCAGAAACAGGTCAACCTACAAAGATACCTATCAGTTTACCTTATTCAGGTCCCGCCAGCTGTATAGGGGGTCTACCTGAGAGGGGCGCTATAGGAATTTTTGGTTTTATGAATGAGGGCGATGGTAAAGGAAAGCCACTATTATTAAATTATCTTCCTGCAGGTCTTGATGCAGGTTTAAATTTTAATGTAGTAAAAGTATTGCCTGATGCTATAGCCACAAGTGATGTTAATGAAATTCTTTTTAAGTTCAGAAAATTAACAGATGGAGACCTGATATTCGCTTCTGCTGATGGGGGAGCTCTATTTGTAAATAATAATGTGGAGTTGTATGATAATGCTCAGGATAGTATAAAATTTAGTGAAGATGAACAGAGTATAATAACGACCTCATTGCAAAATTTAGTTTTTGCTAACGGTGTTTCAGTATGTATGGGACCTGCTTTAAGACCTGGTATGAGGCTTTATGATAATAATGGAAGAAGGATATTAAACAACGGAGCTACCTTACCTACAGAGAATAGAGATGACCTTATTTGCATAGTACCTTTCGGTAAAGAAGTAGATGCAGATACAGAATTTTATTCAGAATATAGAATAGAAGTAGATGAAAAAGGTGATGGGAAACTTCCTCAAAATGAGATAAATAGCTCTTTTCCTTCATCAAATAAAGACCCTGTAATAGTAATGGCATTAGGAAATTATATAGGGTCCAACAGAGATGATCCTCAAAAATATGGCTATATACAGAAAGTTAAACTTTTTGAATCCGTAGATGATCAGAAGGGTCTTTTTAGTTTAGAAAATTGTGTGCAGAATAATGTTCTCGATGAGCCTTCTATATTAGGTCTTGCTTATGCTCTTGATATGAAAAAGTCTAAGTTGTATGGAGGAGGTAATAACTCCTTTATTGGTATAGATAAAGAGGGGCATTATAGCATGTATCTTCAGGCATCTTCTAAAAATCCTTTAGGTGCAGGTCGGTCAATGTCAATACTTGCTAAAGGTAATCTTAAAGAGATATGGGGAGCCTCTGCAAAGAAACTAAATTCATGGGACCTTACAACAAAAGGGGGGATTCTTTGGAATGTCGGAAATCATAGCTCAGACTTACAAAGTAGAAGTATACATATAAAGACTTCGAAAGGCGTTAGACTTGATGTTAATGCTGCTGATGATGAAGGCTATGCTAAGAGAGAATTTCTGCAGGGTAATGTTGATGAGAATGTCTCAGGAGATAAAAAACTGTCATGCTCTAATCTGACCATGAAAATTAATGGCCTGAAGACAGAAAATGTTCTGGGCTCAACTACTGAAGCTGTTCAGAGTGATAAGACTGTAAATGTCCTGGGAGTATCTACTGAGAATGTTACAAAAGAAAAGCAATGTAAATTTGGGAAGAGGAAGACCACGATAACTACAGGCAATGATGAGCTTGAAGTTATAAGAGGCAATATAGATGAGAGTATTACTACTTTTGGAAAAAGAAAGACAAGCATTCTCAGTGGTGGTATAGAGGAATCAATCGGTACAGGTTCTTATGAGACTTCTATAAAACTGGGAAGCTATAAATTAAATGTGACTACCGGGGGAATAGAATTGAAGACAAATCTCGGTACCGTTACAGTGTCAGGAACTACTGTTGCAATTAAAGGTACTGCTTTAGTTAATATAGAAGCCCCATTGGTAAAGGTCGGTAAAGGGGCATTAGTGGGAGGTATTGTTTCAGGACTACCGGGGAAACCTAATCATTTTGATTATATGTCAGGGGCACCTTTGAAAGGATCCATGAAAGTAAGTGTAGGATAATATGCCTTATTCACCCTCTGCAATTAAAAGTTTTATTCAATTGAAGGCTTCCTCAAAATTAATGTCGGGAAGTAAATTACCTGATATGGTAGCAGCTATATCCGGAGCAGCATCTCAGTATATTCTTTCAGTATCGACAGTGAACAGCACAAATATTGCTTTAGGTCCAGGAGCCGGCACTCAGACAGGAAGAATAACAGCTCTCGTACCCACAGCTATGTCCTCATTAATGATGCTTAAATCAGCGTCTCTTGGTCTCTCAGGAAAAGATATAAAAAAATTCTATGATGCTGTTTCTTTTGGTATTGTAAATGCTACGAAATCTATTGTAATGCAGGGGACTATAATAGGAGCGGGTCCGGGCACCGGTACAGGAAAAATAGCGGGATTGGTTCCTAAAGGTCTTGAGACTCTAATATGGGCTCAATCAACATTCAGATTATTATCAGGTTCAAAATTACGTTCTATGATATCATGTGTAGCTTTTGGAGTGTGTAATCATATAATGTCAACAGCTGTTGTGACAATAACCAATATAGGAGTAGCTGCTTCTCCTCCAATTGGTCCTATTTTAATACCAGCAGCACCAGGAATAGGAAGGTTAACATAAATGTCAACAGATCTAGATAAAATCTTAACGTATCAATCAATTGATCTTAATTTCTTTGAGATTCGTGGAGCTAAATCAGGTATAGGTAATGCTCGGACAACTGGACCGGTTTATACAGATGGCAATTATTTTCCAGCAAAGAGTAATTTGACTGGTGATGGTTCCTTCGTCAGTGACAGTAGTATTGTAATAGACTTTGCTTTTGATGCTCCTTATGTAGGTCTTGGTACTGAAGGCTTGAAAATCGGAGATCCTTTGACAGTTGATTCCTCCACTTTTCAGATCACAAGGATTGATGCAACGGACATTTTTGTTATTGACCGGAACTCGGGATTTAACGGAACAAAGCCTACTACGTTTGCACTCTCTGATCGGGATTATCTTATTGAACCCGACGTGGCCACCAATACAACAGAGACTGGGCAGGCTACATTTACTCAGGGAAATGCTTCCGTTATAGGTACTGGAACTGATTGGTCCGATAGTTTAGCTAATTTAGCTACTGATGACTTCATTAAGCATAATGGCTTCCAGGAGTACTTTAAAATAAAAGAGGTCTTTGATAACACATCTCTCGATTTATGGTCCCCTTATACCGGCGATACCACTACCGGTGATTACACAGCAAAGAGATGGAAAATAGGCCGTACAAAGATTCGATTCGCAAAGAATGATATTGATTATGATAATCAGTCAGGTAAGTGGACCTATGAAGAAATTAAAAGATATGACGTTACTACGTCTACCAGTTTTCAACCTTTATGGGATGGTATCACTTTAAGATTTACTAATTCTATTTCTGAGAGTGCTCCTGATATAATGGATGTGGCTACAGAGGATTTTCTGGTGTTATCCCGGGAGACTCAGTATGATACTTTTCAATTTTCTCTTCCGGTAGTCCCTCATCCTGAGACCATGGAACTTTATATAAATGATGTAAAAAAGGACATGTTCCCGGCCGGAGAACGTGACTATGTTATTAGTTATTCACAAATGCCTGTGTATGTGCCTCCTCCCCCTCCTGATGACAGGAAAGTGGCTAACCTTATGTTCTTGGATAAGGCTTACAATGTACAGCCTGATACCTCTCTAACTGAGTCAGGGCAGATACGGATTACCGATGCTACCGGTCAAGACATCACAGACATCATGCCTGGTTCAGAGGAAATTTATATTGATGGAACATCACAAAATGTGTATGAGGATTATGTCCTTGAATATAATACTGGTACTCTTGAGATAACAGAATCTCCAATTGATGAGCAGATTGTTAAATATGTGGGTGTTAGTTATAGTGAGATTATTGATTATGGATTTGAGATTTATTTGAATGGTACAAAGCAGAAAATATCATTCCCTCCTGAAATTAACGATGATGTAATATTTCAGACCTATACCGGTCGAATGAAACCCCGGGATCAAGATCATCCGGGTTCAGGAGATATTTATCAAATCAATTATATGGTGGAGACTACCCCGGTAATTGATGAGACGATAATAGGTACAGCAGGACAGAAGATAATAGAAGTTTCTCAATACCCTGTTAAACAGCAATCTATCTTTCTTATAAAAAATGGAACGATTCTTGATGAAGGTGATGATTATTTTGTTAGTTACTTAACAGGAAGAATTTCATTTACTACAAATTTAGAAGATAATGATTCTATAGTCATTAGTTATACCCCTTTATCCAAACAGGTGAATGATCTGACCTATGAGGGCGGTGCATGGTATTGTACTGTTCATGATTCACGCCTGACTATTACAAATGTTAAAAATTATGAATTCAAATTAGTGAATGTGGCTTTGGACCCTGCTAATATTCAGATTCTGAGAATCTATAATGAGAATAAGGATAAAGATTATGATTTGACAGGAGTGACTATTGATGGAGGCCGCATTTCATTACGAAAGACCTCAATTAATACGTCAATAGGTTTAGTTGCAGATGACTTAGTCCTTATTGATTATAAGTTTGCTAATGAAACAACAGAGTATGCTCCTATAACAGTAAACTATCTTGTCATGTCAGAAGGTGACGAGAGTATTTATATAGAAGGTACAGACCTTACCTCTTATGTGGATACTAGTGCTTTGATAAATTTACAACAGCCTGATTCTGCTACCCAATTTTATTTCACGGTAGATAGTAGTGCTTATGATGGTTATGGAACAATTTTAGGATTAACGACGCCTATACCGGAAGATGTAATTAATCCTAAGATGTACATTTCAGATGATCCGGTTATTTTCAATACTGTACCCCTGACGGCTAGTCCGATAACTTCTGGTTCTATGTCAGTGACTTTCCCGGGAGAGAACATACGGAATCTTTTTAGACAGTACACTATCCTTAGAATAGGTACAGATTCTTACCAGGTTAATGGGGCTACCTATGATAGTGATCTGAAAGCTAATGTAATATCATTAAATTCAGAGATTGTTTATGATGCTACGGATTCTACAAGTCTCGGTAGTATAGAGTGTAGTGATCATCCTGTTTATGTAGAGGCTACCACAGAAATTACCCCTTTTATGCCTGTGGTAACTATCATGGACCAACCCGGTTTCATCATGAGTAATGATGGCGCTATAATTAAAGTCAATGCGGATGCTACTGGGCTGCAGATAGATGGTACGACATTTCTTTATGAGAGTAACCCTACTCTAGGAGATATGTCATCAGCTATTGATTCCTCAAACATCTCTTCTTTAACCGTGACAACATATGTACCTTTATGGCAGAGTGATAAGATTATTCCGGTAGAGAACATATCGATCTATACAGATTCCAGTACAATCTTATCTGTATACAGTGCTCTGAGATATCAGGATATTGATGCTACAGTTTATACAGATACGACTTCTTATACTGTAAGTGATGCTGGGACTATTTTACTTGATAATCCTCTGCAGAGAAAAGATCGATATAAACTGGATTATATGGGTCGTGAATTTCTCAGTGATAGTCAGGTAGAATATTCAGTAAACTTTTTTGTAGGTCTGCCGGCCGGGTCTAAAATAAGTGCTTCATTTGAATACGATAATTTGGACCAGTTTTATGTCCAGGTTTTGGATCAAAGAGATTTCTTTGAAACGGTATCTATACCTCGGATGACAGAAGAAGCTTTTCAGCTTAATGATAATGTGGGTCAAGGTGGGAGTTTAACAGGTGATACTAATTCGGGAGCAACCCAGGGAGGCCTGACAAATACAGAATATCTGCGTAAGGATACTGAGATAGAGTGTCGTGTTTTTGAGAAGATATATGATTTCTTCAGTAACCGTATTGAGGCCATGGGTAATGAGTATGATGCAGCTTTTGGCTACCGGCTATTCAATAATGACGGTATCTTTAATAAGGCTCAACAGGCTGCAGGAGCAAAGACTGTTAATAGGATATTCCCTAATCCTGATTATACCAATCTTGAACCCATGTGGGTTAATCCTTTAACCGGATATTTTAATACCACTGGGGCTGTCTTCACGAATGGAAGTGTGGCAGTAAGTAATGTGGGTAGTGCTGATTGGACAAATCAATTAACTACAGGGGATTTCATAGGGTTTACGGATTCTACTAAGAGGTATCAAATAGCCAATGTACCCAATAGTTCCAGTATAATTCTTACTCAGCCCTTTATAGAGACCTCAACGAATCTTAGCATTAATCCTGAGGGCTCTTATTATGGAGCTGGAACGACCTATCCTATTTATGATGATGATGGTAATTTAGGTTTTAAAGTCGTCGGAACAAAATCAGGAAATTTTGATCTTGATGGCACTCCTCCTCCTTTTGGTACACCAGACGTTTTTAATTGTTATATAGATGGTGTTTATTACTCATATACATTTGAGGATCCTCCTGGCCCATTAGTTCCTCCGGTACTCCCTTTACTACTTTATTTATTATTACAGGTAAAGCGCTATGATGCTGAGGATGTTGCTAAAATATTGACCTCAGCAATTCCCGGAATGGTCTGTACGGCAGAACGTGTGGTTGATCCTTATACAACTTATGGTTATAGAAATACATTAGTTCTGAGATCAGATGGAGTTGCAAATAAAATTCAATTGGGTACTGGTTCTGCTGTCTCGAAATTAGGCTTCACTCCTGGACAAGTTGTCTATGGAAATTTAAATACTGCAGACCACACTCCTGAGTTGTTAATGGATAACCAAGAACTTTATGAATTGGCTTTTCGTACTGATCCTGACCCTGATATTCCAGGAAATGAAATAGCTGATTTGGAACAGATAGATGCTACAGGTCTTTTAAATAAATTAAATCGTATAGATTCTACAACTCTTGATGTTGTGGATGATGTTTATCAACGTGTCGGAACAGAACTTGGTTATCTGAATGTTGAGGTGACAAGATTAAATACAGAGGTAAGTGCTTTAGGTACTATCCTTCAAGAGTCTACATTACCCTCTTATGGCAATTCGCTCATAGCTTATAATAAAGCCTTGATTGCCCGGACAAATGCTATTGCAGCCCGGAATTATGCTGCTGATATTTATCCTGATTGGCAGGATAAAACAAATAACTGGAAATGGGTGCTTGATTTTACAGATTCTACTCAGTATATCCGCGGTACTCTCGATGGTACTGGAGTGGATCAATCCTCAGGTCCAGGTATAATTTCTATAGGAGGACAGGATACTTTTATTCTTGAGACTCCTGCAGGATATGAGGTACGATTTTTAAATGCTACGATTGATGGGACATCCTTCACCCCCCAACTCACTTATGAAAATAATGGTTTGCCGGTAGATGGTTCCTGGACGGGATGGGACACTTCTTCTTATGTAGATGGTTCTTATAGTGTGGACAATCAGATAACATTCCATTTTAATTCTCAATTAATATTTACTCTGAGAAATGACCCTTTATTTACAGGCACTGCATTTAAGACGACTCTTACAGATTATAGTCTCAATTGGGGTGAGACTGGAGGTCTACAGAGTAAAGTATTTAATTACGGTTCATACCCCTCTGTACAAAGTCTTATGAACGGTATCAATGCCGTGAGTGGCTTTGGAGTCTCTTATACGGGATATGATACTAATTATGATTATACAAATTTACAATTAACTTTAGCATCACCCATTTCAGGTTACCCAGGTGTGTCGGTTTATTCTGGAAATCTTTCTCCTGCATTCAGTATGCATTCATCTGATGTCTCTACATTATTATTCAATATGTATTCAACAGATGTTACTCCTCACACTTATATAGCGGATAGTTCAGCATTGGCAATTTATTCCTATGATGGGACTCAAACATCTTTCACTTATTTCTCATATCCAACTGTTGGAGATCTTCGATCTGCTGTAAATACTGTACCAAATGTTAATGTAGTGGGCTATTTTGATTCTAATTATTCTTATTCAACCCTTATACCTGACAGTGGCACAATGGAATCGTCGTCTCCCGGTACAGGTCTATTCACAGATTCTTTACCAATTTATAAAACTGATATGACAGCTTTATCGATATGGAGAGCAATTGGACCTAGTTTAATTCAATCAGAATTTTTGTATGCCTCATATTCAACACTGGGTATATTAGAGACTGCAATAGATGGTATTCCTGGGATGACTGTTGAAGGCAAATTTGACCCTTCCTACAGTTATGCTATATTACCCTCAGCTTCAGGATCAATAGATGCTTTGGCTCCTGGGACATTTATAAGGCTTCCGGTTACACCATTATTTAAGGTCTATTTTGAAATGAAGGACATAAGATATGCAATAGATTTAACATCTGTAAATCTTCTATGGGAAGAGGATACAACAACAATACAAAAGATATTCTCGTATGATAATTATCCTCTTGTATCCGATATGAAGACTGGTATTGATGCAACAATTACCGGTGTACTCGTACAGGGACCTGTCATGTATGATTCAGATTTCTGTGAGGCTTTTGTGTTAGGGTCCGGACCTCTCGATGCCACAGTATATTCAGGGCTGAGAGATACCTGTGCTAATTATCAGACAATTTCAGATAGGATAATTGATTTGCGTTTAGATTTTGCAAGAGACCGGAGGGATTACCTGGTAGATAGAATAGAATATATAGATGAGACCAGGCAGGATCAGATTATTAGTAATATATTCAGTGAGGAAATTTTACGGGAGAATACCGGAGATAATAAAGGTGATCCCAGTGATTTATATATATGGGCAAACAATCGATTTAACAGGAGACAGGGATGTTACGCGAGACTCAAGCAGATCGAAAAACAGATCGAGTCGAATCAGTCAGCTCTACAGATCAATCGGGGCCTGATGGGTTAGCTCCTTTACAGTGGAAAAGGACTAATCCTGATAATAAAATGATTAAGAAATTAAGAGAGCTGACGGGTATTATGGCTCACTCTATTGTTGATTACAGTAAACAGGTTGAGAAAGACCTAAAAAAATTCACGAGATTATAATATGAATAGTAGTCAAATTGATTTGAAGGGACAGTTAAAAGCCTTTCCTTATGTGAAACCCTACGTTCTTGATCCTGGTCAGAAATCTCAAGAAGACACAGCTGATCTTCAGGACTTCATAAATTCTTTATCAGAAGTCGTCAGTGAAATTCCTAGTGATCTCTCAGAACTTATAGGTTTGGGGAGTCCTCCTGGTGCGGGAATTGTGGGTACCGATGAATGGAAAACAGCTTCATTATCGGTAGGTCTCGGATTTATAGGAAATATTACTTCAGGACTTGAAAAGAGTTTAAATGCCTTAAATGTAATTATTTCACAGCTTGGAAAAATCCTCAGGATTATAGAACTCTTTCTTAATGGGTTTAATTCTTTTTCGAAACTCATTCTTAGTGCTATTAATTTGGCTCAGAATAAATTGAATGAATACACAGATGATATATTTAAAGTTGGCATTTTTACTAATGTCATAGCCCCACCAGCATTGTTGTCAAAATCCTCTGGTGATATAGGTTCAATGAATGAATTACGTGGGGGTTTTGAAGGATTCTTAACTCGGTTAGAAAGTTCTGTTGAAAATCCAAAAGATAAAGAAAGGCCTATTTTCTCTGTTAATGATTATGTAGGTGGTCTGGTTGTGATGCTTGACACTGAGATTTTATCGGATATGTGGATAGGAATGTCTCAGATGGCGTCTATATTTGATTTTATGGGAGGGTTTGGCCTGAATATGAGACCTACGCCTCCTGCTAATATTCAAGGCTTTTGTGGATATTTTACAGATCCTGACGATGCTACGAAGCAGAAATATGGAGTACAACTGGAATGGGATCAGACATACACAGCAGTAGGTTTTAATATTTATCGAAGTCGAATTCCTGGAGGAACTACTCAGGTTGAGGAATATATACCAAGGACACTTCAGGATGATAAAGAAACTGGAGATTTAGGTTTAATTTCTATTATACGTACATGGTTCTTGAATCTTTTTAGAAATGATGAAAAAGATGTCCCTATAGCATACCCTGAAAGGGAAGTAAGGGTTTATAATGATCCGGACTTCAATGAAACCCTCCCGGATTTTAGTAAAACGAAACCGGATTTTAGTAAAACGAAACCGGTTTATGTACCGGCCGGCGTGAGCCCTTCTTTAAAATATACAGATCTTTTTATAAATACAGAAGAGGCTGTAATAGAAGGTACGAAACTACAAATACCTTATTATATAGATGACA